CAATCGCTTGCAGCGCCGCGAATTAATTTCCCGAGAGTGCAATGCAACGAGGACGGAAGCCTAAGCCGACGCATCTGAAGCTGGTCGAGGGAAACCCCGGGCATCGTCCGCTGCCGGAGAACGAGCCAACCGTCACCGACGCGCCGGTCAAGCCGAAATGGCTGAAGGGCCGCGGTGCCGCGCTCTGGGACGAGGTGCTCGGCTTCGTCTACTGGCTCACGATCGCCGATAGCTACAAGCTCGCCGCCTGGTGCGACAGGCAGGCGGATTTCGAGAAAAACCGGAAGGCCTGGACCGCCGCGGATCGCCGCGAGCATCGGTCGCTGGGTTCCGAGCTCGGCCTTGACCCGTCGAGCCGGGCGCGCATGGGAAACGATCTCCGAGGCGCCACCGGTGGGCAAAAAACCAACCCGAAAGACGCGGCGTCGAAATACTTCAACAGCGGATCCTAGCGCCGTCGATCCTGTCACGGCCTGGGCTGAAGCGGTGTGCCGGGGCGAAATCGTCGCTGGTCCGCACATCCGGAACGCGGCCCGCCGACACCTTGACGACCTGCAGCAAGGGCCATCGCGCGGCCTGGTCTGGGATCTGGCCGCAGCGCTGCGGGCAATCAACTTCTTCCCCGACGTGCTCCGGCTCGCCGGCGGCCAGTTCGAAGGCATTCCATTCAAGCTTCACCCGTCGCAGGAGTTCCGCGTCGGTTCGCTGTTCGGATGGAAGCGGGCCGATGGCTCCCGCAGATTTCGGCGGTTCTATGACGAGGAGGGTAAGGGCAACGGCAAGTCGCCAATGCTGGCCGGGATCGGCCTCTATTGTCTGTTGGCCGACGGCGAGGCCCGCGCCGAAGTCTATGCCGCCGGTTCGAAGAAGGATCAGGCGATGGTCTTGTTCCGCGACGCCGTCGCAATGCGGGACCAGTCGCCGGCACTGAGCGCGCGGCTGACAAAGTCCGGGGGCAACCCGGTCTGGAACTTGGCCGATCTCACGACAGGGTCGTTCTTCCGGCCGATCTCGAGCGACGACGGCCAGTCGGGCCCGCGCCCGAGTTGTGCGCTGTGCGACGAGGTGCACGAACACCGCAACGGGACAGTCATCGAGCTCCTCGAGCGCGGGTTCAAGTTCCGGCGCCAGCCGCTCCTGGCCATGGCGACGAACAGCGGCACGGATCGCAACTCGGTCTGCTGGCAGGAGCATCAGCACGCGGTTCGATGCGCGGCAGGGACGCGGGATCCGGACGAGAACTTCACCTATGTCGGCGAGGTGGTCGACGACACGACCTTCGCTTTCGTCTGCTCGCTCGACAAGGACGACGACCCGCTCGATGATCCGACCTGCTGGGCCAAGGCAAACCCGCTGCTCGGCACGACGATCACGGAGGATTATCTCGCGGGCGTGACGCGCCAGGCGAAACAGATCCCGGGCAAGCTGAACGGCATTCTGCGGCTGCACTTCTGCCAGTGGACCGATGCCGACACGGCATGGATGTCGCGCCAGGCCTTGGAAGCCTGCCTCGCCGACTTCGACCCCGCGGTCGAGCATGCCGGCGCCGAGATCTTCGGCGGCCTCGATCTATCGGCTGCGCAGGACTTGTCGGCATCGGCCTACGTCACCGAGACCGGCACGGTGCAGCGCGAGCGCGACGGCAAGATGGTAGATCTGCCTACCTATGACGCCTGGATCGAGGCCTGGACGCCGAAGGACACGCTGACCGAGCGCTCGCTGCGCGACCAGGCGCCCTATGACCTTTGGGTCAAGAACGAGCACCTGATTGCCGTCCCGGGCAAGAACATCAGGCTCGACTTCGTCGCGGCGCGTGTCGCGGGGGTTGCGGCCGAGTTCGTCATCAACACGATGGCCTACGACCGGTACGCGTATCGCAAGTTCGAGCAGGAATGCGACGATATAGGCCTCACGCTCAACTTCGTAGAGCACCCGCAGGGCGGCAAGCGACGCGCGGCGCCGACCGAGGAACAGAAGCAGGCAGCAGCATTGGCCGGCGAAGAGCCGCCGCAAGGGCTTTGGATGCCGGGATCGCTGCTGGAGCTCGAGACGCTGATCCTTGAGGGGAGGATCCGGCTCCGGCGTAATCCGGTGCTGATCAGCGCGGCCATGTCGGCCGTGACCGAGCACGACCCGTTCGATAATCGCTGGTTCGCGAAGCGCAAGGCGGTGAACCGGATCGACGCGATCGTCGCTCTGGCGATGGCGGTGGGTGCGGCGACGGCCGGCGCAGTGTCTTCGGGCGTTTCCGTCTTCGAATCTCTCGCCGCCAAGGCGTCGGACCCCGGCAAAGAGGCGCTCACGCCCGAGCAGGAGGCGGAGATCCTGCGCGATCCGCGTCATCCACGATGGGAAGAGATGCGCGCGCGGTGGGAAGAGCGGCACCTGCCCGCAGAGAGCGAGGATTGATGCTGAACGCGCTGCGCGATCGGATCGGCCTAAGTCTCGCGGTCCTGGCGCGTCGCGTCGCGAAGGAACCGCGATACCCGGGCGCGGCGCGGGTCTCGACGTCGATGCGGACCCTGTCCGCCGTCACGATGACGCCGGACACCGCTGTCACCATTGCCGCTGTCTGGGCCTGCCTTCGCTACCTCTCGCAGACCGTCGCGCAGCTGCCATGGCACGTGATGCGCGACGGCGAGCGTGGCGCCGACGTCCAGCGTTCGCATCCGGTCGATTGGCTCCTCTGGAAGCGCGTCTCGTCGGAATGGTCGTCGTTCCAGTTCCGCGAGACTATGATCCATTGGGCGCTGCGATGGGGAAACGGTTACGCAGAGATCGAGCCTGACCAGGCGAACCGGCCTTTTGCGATGTGGCCGATCCATCCCGAGCGCGTCACGGTCTGCCGAGCGGTGGAAGATGGCTATGCGAGTTACGGTGACGAGATCGCAGCAGGCGACCTCTACTACGAGGTGGATGACGGGCAGACCGGCAAGATGGTCTTTGCCGCGCGCCGGATCTTTCACCTGAGAGGCTTTGGCGAAGGCCCGGTCGGCGTCAACGTGATCCAATACGCGGCCGAATCTCTTGGCCTTGCCAAGGCAATTCAGCTGTTCGGCGCTGGGTTCTTCGGCAACGGCATGAACATCGGCGGGATCGTCGTCAACAAGAGAGCGCTGACTGAACCGGCGATGCGCGCGCAACGCGCTGAGCTCGACCGACTATACAAAGGCCCGCGCAATGCGGGACGCTTCGCCATCCTAGATCAGGACACGGATTTCAAGCCGGTCAGTGTCGATCCGCAGAAGTCGCAGCTCACAGAAGCCTACAAGCTGCAGGTCGAGGAGATCTGCCGATGGTTCGGCGTGCCGCCCCACAAGGTGATGCACCTTGACCGCTCGACCTTCAGCAATATTGAGCACCAGGCGATCGAGGTCGTGGTCGATAGCGTCACGCCTTGGGTCCGCCGGCTAGAGGATGAGGCGGATTTCAAGCTCTTCGGACAGAACCGGATCGGCTACTACACCAAAATCAACATGAATGCCCTGCTGCGCGGCGACATGAAGGCGCGGATGGAGTTCTACAACGGGATGCAGCGCGTCGGTGCCTACTCGCCGAATCGCATTCTTGAGTTGGAGGACGAGAACACGCTCGGCGCCGAGGGCGATATCCACGTGATGCAGCAGCAGATGGTCCCGCTCGAGTTCATCGCAGAAGGACCGCATCAGCCCGGACCCGCCGCGAATGGAGCCGGGGGCGAAGCGGGGCCAGATGCCGATCAAGCTGTTGTCGAGGATGAAGCCACCGCTGCGGCGCGCAAGGAGTTCGAGATCGTGATGGGTGGAGCGCCAATAGATGCGTGAGCGAGCCATCCTCAACCTCTCGCGCACCAGGGAGCCAAAGAAGCCGAGCCCCCTGGCGGCTGTCTGGTCCGGCATGGCGGCGCTGGCGCGCCGCGTTGCCGCGCTGGAAGCAAGACCGCTCGCCCGAGACGGCCGCGATGGTCGTGAAGGCCCACGAGGCGATCGCGGTGAAATTGGTCCTCGCGGCGAGATCGGCGAACGCGGTCCCGTCGGCGAGCCTGGGGCGACCGGAGAAGCTGGGCCGCGCGGCGAGCGTGGGGACGCAGGACCGGTCGGCCCTCAAGGCGAACAAGGCGAACAAGGCGAACCCGGTCTGCAAGGGCCTCAGGGCGAACCGGGTCCTGTCGGACCGCGGGGCGAGCGCGGTGAGCCCGGGCCAGCTGGCGATCCAGGCCCCGAAGGCAAGCAAGGCGACGCAGGCCCACGGGGAGAGCAGGGCATTGCGGGGCCGCGTGGAGAAGCAGGGCCGCAGGGTCTGCGCGGCCTGCCGGGCGAACCGGGTGAGCGCGGTCCGAAGGGCGATACAGGTGAGCGGGGCCTGCAGGGCGAACCGGGCATTGCGGGGCGTGACGGACGCGACGGTCAACCAGGCCCTCAAGGTCCGAAGGGCGACGCCGGGGAGCCTGGACCAGCCGGGGAGCGCGGTCCGCAGGGCGAGTCAGGGCCGCAGGGATTGTCGGGCGAGCAGGGACCGATGGGCCCGATCGGGCCTGCCGGCCCACAGGGAAGTGCAGGTCCGCCAGGCCCTCAAGGTGCGCGAGGAGCGAAGGGCGAACGCGGTGAGCCGGGCCTACGCGGCGTGCCAGGCCCGAAAGGCGAGCCCGGAGAACCTGGTCCACGAGGTGAACGCGGAGAGCCGGGCCTCTCGGTCGATCTGATCAACGTTCGCGCTGCGCCTCTCTCCGTATCCGATCTCGGCATGCTGAGCGAAGCGGATCTCGTCCTGGCCGACGGCACGACAATCACCGTCCTTACGAGGAGCCGATAATGGCGATCCAAAACCGCACCCAGGCAGGCAAGTTGCCGTCCGGCTACCGAATGAAGAAGGCCGGCACCCGTGGCGAGATCTATCTCTACGGCGTGATCGGGGTCGATTGGTTTGGCGACGGCATCTCGGCGAAGCAATTCGCGGACGACTTGAAGGCGCTCGGCCAGGTCGAAACGATCGATCTTCGCATCAATTCGGAGGGCGGCGACGTCTTCGCCGGCAAGGCGATGTACACGCTGCTGGTCGATCACAGGGCGAAGGTCGTAACCCACATTGACGGTCTTGCCGCCTCGGCCGCGTCTTATGTGGCGATGGCCGGCGACGAGATCCTGATCAGTGAGGCCGCCTATCTGATGATCCATAACGCGTGGACCGTCGCCGTCGGCGGCGCCGAGGACATGCGTCGCACCGCAGATCTGCTTGATTCCGTCAACGGCACCGTGCGCGACGTCTACGCCGCCCGCACCAAGAACAGCGCCGACAAGCTGAAGAAGTGGATGGATGAAGAGACATGGTTCACCGGCAAGGAAGCTGTGGACAACGGCTTCGCGGATAAGCTGGTCGAGAACCTGAAGGTCGCAGCGTCGGTCCGTGATCCGAAGCGATTCAAGAATATGCCCAATGCGCTGCTGCCGAACCGGGCGCGCGTGGCCGCGGCCCTGGCGCGCTCGTGAGGCCTCGCCGAACCCGCCGCCTCCTCGTCCCGCTTCACCTTCATCCTGTTGTTGTTGCCGATCCGTTGATGTTTGCCGACCCGGGCTTCCAGCGCCGGCTCGAAAAGGTGCAGGCCACGCGGAAGGCTTCGGTCACCGATGGTCCGGTATCGGGACACGTGCTGCGCCGCTCGCACAAAGGAGCGGCCGCGCGCGGCAAGTTCCGGCTGACCAGCTATCCATGAGATCCCGCTAGCCAGCGGGCCGCCCTCCAGCGCCTTGGGCAAGCGCCGCCGTGCCGGGTGGCACGGTATTCTCCTTCAGGAGCACAACCATGCACCTCAAGACCAGTCTGCTGGCGAGCGCAGCTGCCAGCCTCGCATTGTCCGGCGTCGTCTTCATGAAGCCGGTAACTCTCGAAGACCTGCAGGCGCGGGTCGTCGAGATCAACGATCGTCTGGAAGAAATTCAGGCCGAACTCGACGCCGACACCAACGACGGCGATATCGCCGACGAGACGGCGACCGAAGTCGAGACGCTGACCGCGGAGCTCGTGAAGCTCGAAAAGCAGATCAAGATCCGCGAGCAACTCGCCCAGAAGCCGAC